CGGTGTCGATGACCAACGTTGAATACTTTTTGATTTGGGACTCATCTGATAAAACTGCTTTACAATTGTTAGCTACAATAGTGTCTTGTCTGTTTATGGCACGGTCTGAGCCTCTATCTGTATCTAATAAAATAGGATTATTTGCAGTATTAAATACTGACGTTTTACCAACTCCAGGACTGCCATATAAAAGAATAATAACTGGTCTTTTCGGCATTGTGTCTGATTTCTTTACAATAGTCATGATTTTTAGTTTTAATTTGTTATTAATGATAATTCTTTTCTGTATGCAAAACTTGCTTCAAATTCACTTTTAAAATATCCAATATGTTTGTATTTTCCGTTTACTCTTATTTTGGCACTCCATTTTTTAGCAAACTTATTCCAACTAACACCAATAAATTTAGATGATCGTTCGGTATTTTTTATTGAATGACTTACATTTTTTCTATTGGTAGTAATTTCTAAATTATCTTTATGGTTATTTAGTTTATTTTCATCTAAATGATGAATTAAGTCTTTCATACCATTTGGAATAAAGTTTTTAAATGTCATTGCAACCAAAGTATGAATTTTAAATTCTTTTCTTTTTTGGTCTTTATATAGCCAAACTCTTAAATATCCTTTTCTGTTAATAGACGGTTTTAGTTTAATTGGTGTTTTTGACATATAAGATATAATATTGCCAAATTCATCTATTTTATATAGACTGTCATAATTAGGAATATCAAAATATTTTTTTCCCATTGTAGTATTTATTTTGATCGTAATTACTGCATTCTTTACATACTCCATGTTCGTTAAGTACGGCAAGGTTACCGCACTTAACACAATGCTTTTTAGATTTCATAGTATTTGTGAATTAACTCATGTATTTTATCCAGATTATCTAGATTGACTTTGATCTCTTCGCCATCGTAAAAGAAAGTAGTTGAATATTTCATTACTGATCGGCTTGATATTGCAGTCTGGTTGTTTTCGTCAGCTTCTGGGTATTCAGTGTAAAGTTCTAAAACTGATTCAATCATATATTCATCAGGACAATGATAAAAATAATTGATTCCGATAAATTCAACAACTTCATTTAATTGAAATTCAATTGTCTGTTTTGAATCTTCGGTGTTAAACTTATTTGTTAAATGATTAACGATTGCGTTAATTTCAATTTCTGATAATTCGATTGCTGTGATTTTCATTACTGGGTTTTTAGAATGTTTAATTTATACCTCAAAAATACTAAATATAGGTATGCAAATATCAATTAATAGTATGTTCTGCAACATGAAAAGTAAGATTCTTTAGGTATTTTCATAACACTTTCTTTCCGTGATCTTTTACCATCCAGTTGAAAGACTTTTTTGATTACCTTTATTAGTCTAACCTACCTCACATTCAAAAACCGCATCGTGCGACGGCTTATTCTTTTACTTGACTACGAAAAATTTATCACGTCAAATGTTACAAGTGTACAGCATTGCACCCACTTTAGCCAAATAAATATATTTTGAGGAAGTTCCGGTCTTTTGTCTGAATAAGGAGTCAGGTTGTGGAGTAAGACTTCGAGCATAACCACGCAATAAAAAACAAAACCATTCCCGAAATGAATCAGAAATGGTATGTTTTAAGCTGCAAGGCTCTGTATCGGTACGTTTACCGAATATTGTATGATATGAATCGACTATAATACTTCCATTACCTTGCATACGTCAAAAGTAGTATTTACATCTGACATATGCAAATTTATTTTATTCAGATTCAATATTGCTTTTTTCTGGTTCGCTTTCTTGTTTATCACAACATTCTTTGCACCAAATTTCTAAACCCATATGCCATAAATATTCTCCATCATCAGGAGTTTTACCGCATATGTCACAAATATAAATTCGTTGAGTTATTCTGTATCCCATGTTTTAGTTTTTATTTGATTAATACTGAGACAAAAATAGCCATACTTAGCGAATAAATACAGCTACTTTATGTGTTGTATAACAGTTGTAAAGAATTACTTTACTACTGGCTTGAAATATTTAGATTCGACTAAGCACGTACATTTACTTTCTCCAATTAAAAACAAAGTATTTAAAAATGAATTTTTTGATTTATCAACTTCATATCTATTGCCATTTATAAACTCAGGTGCATATTGATTATAGATACATTCCCAATATTCGCTTTCTACCTGTTTAACTGGCTTGCTATGTTTCTGGTGCAACGCTCGCTCTTTCCAATAATTCAATGATTTTAAATTCTCATCATTACACGAATCAAGTAAACTACATTTACTTTCAAGTACTTTATTTTTTGATCGTAGTTCTGTAATCTCAGTAACCGCATCCTCAAAGTACTTTTTAACGTCAGCTATTTGGCATTCTTGCAATTTGATTTGATCTTCGTAATCTTGCATTGTCTGAGCCGATACGGTTGAAAAGAACTGATAGTCTTTTAGCTTCTTTTTAGCCTGTTTAAGACGCAAAAAGTAGAACAGCGATAACATTGCAAAGAACATGATTAAAACTACGTCAATAAGCGTGTAAGCGTTCCAAATGTTTAAGATAAAGTTTTGCATGATTTTAGTTTTTAATGGTTATTTGAAAAATACATTTTTAAATTCAGTCTTGCTTTCAACAAATCTTTTAAATCCGTCTTTTCTTATAAATTGTTTTCCTTCAAATTCAAGTCTTGCAGCTACTATCATCCAAGTTCTATTTACCCGATTGAAATTTGAGATTATAACATCATTTGATAAATTACCTGCAATCTTTTCTTGTAAGTTAGTAAAGCAAGCGTTTATCATTTTTGATATACCATCAATCAGCCCTTCTTTTGTTGTATCATCTGTATTTCTTGCAATTAATAAAAGTTCATCATCTAGGAACATAGTTTTAATTTTTAGATTGTTTTTTAACTCGGTTTGATAATAAGTAAATAGCAATGATAATAATGCAATATGCTGCAAATATTAATTGAAATGGTAAGTTATCAAGGTAGGTAAATAGTTCTTTCATTTCAGTATGTTTTTAATTTTAATGATTATTTTCGCAATAGTCAATGATAAAGCAAACGCAATGATCAAAGCCAGAAATAAGGTTGAGTCAAAGCTGATAGCCTTAGAAACTGAATTAATAATAGTTTCAGAGAAAGGAATAAATAGCACAATTGCACAGAATCCGATTAAGGCAATCCAGAATTTTAGGGTAATTTCAGTTAGCTTTTTCATGTCAGTATTTATTATTTTTGTTGTTTAGCATTAACTTCTTTTGATTCTCAAATTGTTTTTGTCTTTCTCGTTTATCTCGTTCTCCTGAATCAAGTCCAAAATATCCTGATGCAGGTTGATTCGGAATAAATGCCGGAATCTTATTTTTTCGCTTTTTCATTTAGTTTAGAGTTTATCAGGTTAATAATTGATTCATAAGTATCAGTCTGCATTTGTCCTCTGCCATTATAATAGCGGTTGATTGTATTAGCAGATATTTTCAACTGTCTGGCAATTTCTGCCTGAGATAATCCGATGTTTTTAGCTTCGTTGATCTTTTCAATAAAGATGGTTAATAGTGATAATTTTTCATTCATAACTTTAAAGTTGATCTGTAAATTCAAATACAGCGTTAATGTCATCCTTAATTAATGCTTTTTTAAGCAACTTAATTGTTGCATCAAGTAGGGTATTTTCAAGTTTGTTAATTTCTTCAAACTCGTTATGTTCTTTGATTACTTCTTCGTTTCTAGCAATCTTTTTATTGATCTTGTCAATGTCATTTAAAATTAATTCTCTTGTTTCTTTTTTCATTTTATTTCCCCGTAGCCAGATAGGACAGCGTTAAATGGTTAGTTAATTATTTTGTACGTTGGTATCCTAAGCCTAAACATTTGTAACATATTCCTCCATCTGGCCCGTATCCCACATTTCCAGAACCACCACATTTTGGACAAGTTTCAATGTCGCTTGGACGTTCTACTTTTCCGGTGCGAACCAAGTGAAAAAACATTTTATCAAAAGTCAAACGTCCCTGACTAGTACATGATTTGCCATTACCGTACCAAAGTACCGTTTTAATGCCCGATACAGGCTTTCCGTTAAGTTGATTAAATGATTTACCAACAGATGATTGAAGATACTCCATTTTATAAGCTACTTTGATTTCTTCTACTGTCATGATCGTTTGTTTTAGTGATTAATTTATACACCAAAGATAACTATATTTAGTAATACAATCCAAATATTTATCTGACTAAATTTTGTGTTTAAGAACATACTGATTTGTTTTGACGGTGTGACTATATATAGTACATTTGAGCATACAAAAACACTAAAAACTAAGGAAATGAATGTATTAAGTTTTTTTGATGGGATATCATGTGGGCAATTGGCATTAGAACGAAGTAATATTAAAGTTCATAATTATTATGCGTGCGAAATAAAAAAACACGCAATTCAGTGTACTAAATTTAATTTCCCAAATACTATTCAATTAGGTGATGTTAGAAATGTTCATTATACTAAAATTGGTATTGAAATAGATATTATTCCTGGACATACTAGATTTATTGAATCGAATATAGATTTGTTTATTGGCGGTTCTCCATGCAAGGGTATTAGCCGACTAAATCAAAAACAAGAAGGATTAAAACACAAAGAAAGTATATTGTTTTGGGAATGGGTAAGGGTATTAAGAGAAATACAAATAGAAAATCCTGATGTATTATTTTTGCTTGAAAATACACACGGTAATAAAGAAGCAACTAATATTATAACTGAAACATTAGGAGTACAGCCAATATCTATAAATAGTAAATTAGTTTCGGCACAAAATAGACCTAGATATTATTGGACTAATATTCCAGGAATAAAACAACCTTTTGATAAAAATATTACCACAAAAGATATATTTGATTATTCAGGCGAAATAGTTTCTAAAAATAGAGTAAAATGGATTGAAAATGAAAGCGGTAAAAATTCAATCAAAAAAGGATATACTAGAGTTAATCCATATCCTAAAAGTGGTTGCTTAACGGCAAATGGGCATATTAAATGGAATGAGAATTATTTATATAAAGATGGTATTTATAGATTTTTATCTAAGTCAGAATTAGAAAAGTTACAAACGGTAACTCCAGGATATTGCGACTGTTTAAATTATGATGAGGCGTATGATGTTTTAGGAGATGGTTGGACAATTGATGTAATTGCGCATATATTATCCTTTATTCCATTTAAAAAACCGGATAGCCTAAGTAACTATCCGGTAACTAAAAACTAAACCTATGAAACAAAAAGAAGTGAAACAAATATAGTGTTTTGCTTTGAAATAATACGATAATTGAGTATATTTATAATCACTAAAAATTGAAATAATGAAATGGACACCACAACAACTTAAAGCAATTTCAGATTCAAAAGAGAAATTAATTATTGAATCTCGGAATGGAGATACAGAAGCCGCTCACGGCAACGCTGACGACATTCTATGTAAATTATTAAACGAATTCGGATTGAATGAGATTACTGAAATTTACAACAATATTGAAAAATGGTACGCATGAACCAACTATCTAAACTACAATCAAAGTTCAGCGAAGAAATAAAACGCTATCAGATTACAGAAGTAACGGTAATAGGCTGAACAGTAGAAATAACGGCAAAGGAGCGTATTCCGTGGGAGTTGTTTGAATCAATTAAATGCGAGTTGCTATGAAAGACTATCAATCACTAATATTCAGCTATGGCATTTTAACCGTTCTTTTTGTTCTCGAGCATTATCAAGAGATTGAAAATTATGAGGAATGCAAAAAGATAATTGATACACTTGATAATATTGAAACCAGATACGGAATGAGATTACCAAGACGAATTGACGAAGAAACCAAATTGATAGTTTTGCATTCATATCGAAAGTTTAATCTAACCGGAGTCAATGCAGAGCATAATTCAAAACACTATGCAAGTTTAATCATCGAAGGTAAACTATGAAAAAGATGTCAACTTATATTTTAATCACTATATTACTTTGCTATTGTGCCTTTGAAATAGGCTCATATTTTAAGTATCAATCTGAATTAAGGCAATTAACTAAAGACAAGTTAAGACTTGAAATTCAGCTATTAAAGATACAAATTGAACAGAACGAAATAAACCTTCAAAAAGAATATTGATGAAAACATTTGAACAGATTGAAACTAAAAAAGAAAATCCATTAAAATCAGGATGGTATAATACAGACAAAGGATCATTGTATTTTTTTTATAATTTACATGGTCTTAATGGATGGAGTTGTCGCGATGATAAACTATCATTAGAATACCCTAAGTTTTGGTATAAGGTGGTTTTTGAAAAAGTACCTAATTTATCAGGTGCAACAAAAGAGCAAAAAGAACTGATAATAAAGGAACTTACTGAGACAACTGCTAAAGCCGTTTTAACTGTATTTGTTGCGCTTGGATTAAAGGCATTTATTGAAACAAAAGTAACCAATGACGCAACCGGTGATAGTTATATTTTAAAGTTCTATAAAACAGAAAACTAAACCTATTGATAATGAATGAAAATTTAGATAACTTTGAAGAAGAATTTATTTTTAATTGGTATAACTAAAAATAACAGGATTTAATGAAATTATGGCGGAATTGGTATACGCATCCCCCGAGTGAGGAAAACAGACTTGTAATCACTATAATAAATATCTGTTTAAAGGTTCGAATCCTTTTAATTTCACAAACTTAAAGTAAATAATTAATAATTAAGTTAAATGTCTGGACAAAAACAATATACACTTGAAGAACTTGAAAACGATTTAAAACAATCTCATAAAGATTTTATTCGAGAATATTTCATAAATGGATGGAATAGAGTAAAAGCTTACATGAAAGTTTACCCTGATTCAAGCTATCAGGCTGCTGCTGTATCAGCTAATGAAATCCTAAAAAATCCTAAAGCGCAACAATTCTTAAATTATATAAAAGAAGACCTAGAAAAAACTTGTTTTATCAATAAAGCAAGCATTTTAATGGAGCTAATAAAAATTGCAAAGTCAAATATTACACACTTTCATGATGATTGGATCGAATTAACGGATTGGGAAGTAATAAAGGCCGATAATCCTGATATAATGGATTCAATTGAAAGCATTGATACTAAGACTGAAACTAAGACATATAATCGAGGCGGTGAAAATGAAATAGATGCCGAGGTCAAGTATGTCAAGATTAAACTATTCAGCAAAACAGACGCAATAAAGACCATTAACGAAATGATGGGATATAAGTCAGCTGATAAGATTGAGCATTCAGGAACAATTAAAACCGTTGATTTATCTCAATTATCTACTGAGGAACTTATATTGAGAGCGAACGCAAGTAATAAATTGAAATAAAAATAGACTTTTTGCTTTCGATTATTAAAAGTGTTACCGAGTCAAGACAAGCGATTGTAAGCAGTAAAAACACTAACTAACTGATTTGATGACTAAAACAGAAAACTATATATTTACCAAATATAATCAGTCTAAATGGCCTTATATTGGGGTTAATGAATTAATCTACGATCTTAGAAACGAATTAACCAAAGACCAGATTAAGGATGAAATTCGAGAGTTAAGAAAGTCTGGAAAGATTGAAATGGTTGGTTGATTAAAATAATTGAAACATGAAAATAACGCTTCCAATATTATTTAATACAAATAGTACTCAATCTTTGCAAGATGCTGACATTGATTTTGATTTAAGGGAATGTGAAATCAGAAATATGACTTTTTACAATATTGATGCAATTGCTGATTATTTTGAAAACGACATAGAATACTCACAAATCTATTATTGCAATACAAGTGTTTATTGCACCTTAAAAAAGAATGAAGTTGAAAGAATGATTGATGGTAAAATGAAATCAATTAGCTTTGAAGATTTAACTAAATGGAGCTAAATGACTTCTCACGAATTTGAAATCTATATAGAACTTTATAAGCGCAAGCAATACGCTCATATTCCCATAGGTATTTATCCAGATGGGAATTACTTTTATATGACTTCAAAGCAAATATTGACGCTTGAACTATTGAACGATGAAAATACTACGGACATTGGCTATGGTGGAAGCGCTCGATCAGGCAAGTCGATCATTGAATGTACTGCTATTATTTTTGATTGCTTTTCATATCCTGATATTGCGTGGGGATTAGCACGCAAAGAACTATCGACGCTAAAAAGGACTGTTTTATTGACCTTATTCAAACAATTTGAATTTTACGGTATAGTTGATGCAAAGCAAAACAAAAGTGCTAAATTCACATATAATTACAATCAGGAATTAAATAAAATATCGTTCAATAATAAATCAGATGTTTTTTTAATTGATACAGCTTATAAACCTTCCGATCCGTTAAACACTAGATTCGGGGGTTTTGAGTTGACTAGATCAGCAATAGATGAATCAAACGAAACTGAATTATCAGTCGTTTATAAGTTATTTGAGCGTACCGGATGGAGAAACAACGATACTTACAATTTAAAAAGAAAGCAATTTGAATGCTTTAACCCTGCTAAAAACCACGTTTACAACCGTTATTACATTCCTTTTAAAGAAGGAACTGAAAGCGATCACAAACGATTTATTCAAGCACTTCCGGCAGATAATCCGCATCCGAGCGTAAAAGAATGGATTGAAGATTTGACAAAAACAGGAGACCAGATAACAATTCAACGTCAGATATTAGGTAACTTCGATTATGACGATGATCCTTCTGCTTTATGTGGATGGGATGCAATATGTGACATATTTACCAATGATCATGTAATCGGAGGACAAAAGTATATTTCTGCCGACTTAGCAATGCAAGGGAGGGATAAATTCATTGCAGGGTATTGGGAAGGAAATAGATGTACGGTTTCAATTGACAAAGGCAAATCAACAGGAAAATCAATTGAATTAGACCTAAAAGAATTAAAAGATAGTAAAGGTGTTGGCAATTCAAATATAGTGGCTGATAGTGACGGGTTAGGGGCGTATTTAGAAAGCTACATTAATAATATTAAAACCTTTCACGGAGGAAGCACCAAATGTGATAAGAAGTTTGGAAATTTAAAATCTGAATGTGGATTTAAATTGTCAGAACTTATCAATAATAGACAGATTAAAATTATCTGTTCACAGTTTCAGGAGGAAGAAATAAAAAAAGAAATATCAGCCTGTTTGAAGATTGATAATTTAGATAATGACACGTCAAAAAAGAAGTTAATCACAAAGGATAAAATGAAAGAAAGCCTAGGCCATTCGCCTGACTACTTAGATATGCTGTTGATGAAAATGATATTTGAAGTGAAAAAAGATTTTATCGCAATTTGGTAAACTTTATCAGATTAAAAATATTTTATCAAATTGATAATAATATCGAAATGATTTTATAGATTTGTACAAACATATTTAAACTATGTCAGTATTATCTTTTGAAGATATTAAAACCCTGATCAATCAAGGTAAGCCAAAATGGATTAAAGAAGCGTGCGAACAACATGAAACTTTAAATGTCCACATTAACGGTGATGATGTTGCTGAATACTTAGCCAAAGTAGGACACTACGAAAATGAACGTCAATACCAATTAAGAAAAGAATTTGCCACATCAAACAAGCACGTATTTGAAAACTTGCTTAGGCCAATTGATAAGATATTCTCCGCCAAAGGTGGCAATAGAACATATTCGGCATCTACCAAATCAAAAGAACAACAGCTAAAGACTAAATTATCAGATATTCAATACGGTTATTCGATATCCGATTGGATTCAAAAGATACAGGCCAATAAGTTTTACTCCGATCCTAATGGATTAGTATTTTTTGAGGTTAAAGAAAAAGAAACCTATCCGACAATCAAATCGATAGAATGTATCCTGAATTATAAGGCTAATGGGAGATACATTGAATGGGTAATATTTAAACCGTTTAAGAAAACAGATGCAGCCGGAGTTCAGATTGATGCTGACTTTTATAGAGTAGTAGATGACAAGTTTGATTATCTGGTTAAAAAGCAAGGCGAAGTATTATCCATTGTTGAAGATGAAACTTATCCGGTTTTATTTAAACGATGCCCCGCCATTATCAATTCAGATTTGATCGACTACGAACTTGAGATGAAAAAGAGTCCGGTTGATTCGGTTATTGAACTGGCAGACCATTATTTAAATACAAGTTCAGTCAAAAATATATACGAGTTTTTACATGGGTATCCTATTTTTTGGGCATACGTTCAACCGTGTAGACATTGCGATGGAACTGGTTTATATGAAGGCGCAAAGTGTACTAAATGCAACGGAGAAGGTCACACGTTCAAAAAGGATGTTTCAGACGTTATTAAACTTAAACCTCCAACATCAAACGAAGAACCTACACTAGCACCAAACATAGCCGGATATGTCCAACCTAATTTGGAAGTATGGAGAGAACAGCGGATCGAACTGGATTGGATTTGGGGTTTGATGCACTATTCAATGTGGGGTACAAGTACTCAGGACAATCCAAACGGCAAAGAAAAGACCGCAACAGAATCATTTTTGAATGTTCAACCTGTCAATGATAGGCTTAATCAATTGGCTGATTCATTTGAGGACATGGAGAAAAAAATGACTGAGTTTATCGGTTATTTCTATCTTAATGAATCGTTTAAAGGTGCAAGTATTAATTATGGTCGTAGGTTCTTGGTTGAAAGCCCTGACCAGATTTGGAATAAATACGAAAAGGCCAAGACAGCCGGAAGCCCAAAAGTAAGCCTTGATTATCTGTTGAATCAATTCTATCAGGCTGAATTTGCAAACGATTTAGAAAGCCTTACAATCGCTCAAAAAGGCATTAAACTAGAACCGTTCGTTCATAAGACAGACGAAGAAATAAGTAGTTTAACGGAATTGGCAGTGGATGACAAAATAGCCAAATACTACTTTAACGAATGGTTTAAATCGTTGGTTTATGAAGATATTCTATTAAAAGATATTGATGCACTTAAAAAAGAATTTGAAACATTTTTAACAACAAAAAAAGATGCAAGATAAAAAACACTTGGAGTACAAGGTGATCGAATGGGACAACCCATACAAGAAAACCAAAATAATCAGGAAAGAACTAACTAAGCGAGGCTTTGTTATGATTTCCGAACGTGACGCTATTACTAACAATTTACAGACTCAGGCAACTGGTTTGTTTTACGAATTGGCAGAAAAAGACGAAACTAAAAAGGTCGGAAGACCTGCAAAAGCTGAATAAATTATGGCAATTACAAATTTAAATGAGTTGGCGAAGTTCGTCAAAGGTGGCGCAGAAGTTCTGCAAAAAGCAATTGAATCTAAAGAGGAAACTACTTTAGAGTTAATTGAAGGTAGCTTTGTAAGCAATGATGAACTTGAAACCCTTAAAACAACAGTAAGGGGTGAAGGTAAAAAAGAAGGTCAAACAATCGGTTATGACTTCGCAATGAAAGATTTAAAATCTGATTTTGGATTGGAAATTGAAGGCAAAGACCGAAAAGTAATAGCTGATGCAATTAAAAACAAATTAGTTGCTGAAAACGGCAAAGAACCTTCTGCAAAGATCAAAGAATTATCTGATTCACTTAGTAATCTTCAAAAACAATATCAAACTGATATTGCAACAAAGGAAACAGAAGTCAATCAGTATAAATCAAAAGTAAAAGACATCAAGATCAATTCCGATCTACAAATGTCGATGCCCGAAGGATTAGATATTATTAAACCCGATCAGTTTGCTTTATTGGCTCGCTCTAATTATGAATTTGATTATGATGAAAGCGGTCAATTGGTAGCTAAAAAAGGTGGTAATGTATTAAAGGATAAATTAGAAAAACCATTGCAAGTAAAAGAAATATTAACTGATTATGCAATTCAAAATAATTGGTTAAAGTCTGGAGGTCGTGGTGGAGGTAATCAAGGTGGTGGATCATCTGACTTTAAAACAGTCAATGATGTATTCAAGCACATGGAAACCAATAAGATCGATCCTGCAAGTCCCGAAGGCCAAAAGTTAATTGATAATTTTAAAAACTCTTAATTTATAACAAATGGCAAATTACGCTGATTCATTATGGCTTGCTGCTCAATACAAGCTAGATGAGATGATGCAAAAACCGGAGTTTAAACATAAACCTTCGGCTGCATTATCTGTATTTTTAAAGAACACAAATATGCTGATTCCGGCTTCGGCTCGTGAAGCTGCATGGAATCAAAAACCATCTGATCAAGTTCCGGTAACTATTAAGAATTTAGCAAAACACACCGTCGCTTTAGGTGCTGCTCGTGCGCATAATCATACCGGAGATATTGGTGATTCAATTACTGTAACTCCTACTTATTCAACCTATTCGAGGGTGTTTAAGTATTCAAAGAAACAATCTGACCGCAATGTATTTGGACTTGCTGAAATGATTGCAGCAGAAGTTCGTAGTGCTGCTATTGATCTTCATGCTGCTATTGAAACCGCATTAATGGCAAACCTAAACACTAATAAATCTCAGGTTGTTCAATCTTTGACTCCTCAGTCAGGTGATTGGGATGCTGCTAACTTCTTATTTGGGGTACTACAAGCTGATAAAGCTCAATACTTCCAATATTTGAAAACATTTATGACAGAACAGTTCTACGGAGGTTCTTATGATGTTATTAATAACGTTCGTGCAATGGCTCAGGCTAATTACTTAGCTCAACAGGGTCAGGGAAACGCTACCAACTTAGGTTGGCAAGTTGATGGTATGAATATGGTTGCATCCACAGAATTGGCAAATGCAGTAGGTTACGATTGGATGTCTTATATCATTCCCGAAGGAACTATCGGTATTTTGCCTTGGATTCCTACTTTAAACCGTCAGGGCGATGGTGATCCTTTCGTTATTGGTGGTCGTTATTCGACTATTGCCGATCCGCTTGGTTCAGGTCTAACCTTTGCGCTGCATGAATATGCTGTTGCTGCTGATAATAGTGCTGCTGCTGGTGAAACTCAGGATGTAAATGTAGAAGTTGAATTGTCTATCGACTTGGCTCCTATCATCGCACCAATGAGTACCGCTAACGCTTCTCCAATCTTTAAAGCTGGTCAACTTTCGTAATTATGAAAAAGTTTATCTTTTTGCTTGTATTCGCTATTGTAGCAATGGCAGCAAGCGCACAGATTGGAGTAGTTAAGACCACGACTGTAAAACAGTATGTAAATAGTGCAACTGCCACGTCTGACGTTGTTACGGCAACAGGACAAGGCAATGCAATTACTTTTCAGACCGTATTTACTCAGGTTGGTGGAACTACTGCCGGAACTGCAACATTAAAAGGTTCGGTAGATGGTACTTCTTATGTAACTATTACTGATGCAGCCGGATTAGCCAAAGGATTTCCAAACGACACAATGACCGTTACATCTGGTGCAATATGGGATTTTGTAGTTCAGGACTTACCTTTTAAATATTATAAAGTAGTCACTATTGGATCAGGCACAAGCACTACAACTGTTTTGACTAAATACGTCATTAAATAATGTTTCAAATTAGCAAAATAAATAGCAATGTGATCGGGTTAGTTGGTTGGAGACAGTCAATTGATCCGACACATCCTGTTATTGATGTTACTAATTTATCCACTTCGTCAGGTTCTTATTTTCAAGATTTCAGCCCACTTGTTACAGTTGATAACATCAAACAGACACAGAACTATCCAGCTATTAGCGATGCACAGATAAATATTATGCTCGGTGATATGGCTAAGTCTGCAATGGTTAAGGTATTAAATCAAGTATTTCAAGATGAGGACTTAATTGAGAATAAAATCCTGTTCCCTTTTGAAATGTCATATACTAAGGATATTGAAAACGATATTTCATTTGTGGGATACGAATTACAACAACCTACCAGAATGGAATTAGCACACATTTTAAATAATATTGTGCTTTCATTTGATGGGGTTGACTCTGTTAAAATACTTCTTTTCCATAGTTCAAAACAAGCTCCGATACTGACTAAAACTATTGCAACGTTAGCAGATCAAGATGTTGATACGGTTTTAAATTGGATGCTTTCAAAAGAATACAATGGAGGAATATTTTATATAGGCTATCTTAGATCAACATTAACAGCAAAGGCAAAAAACAGAGAATGGGATAAGGCAAATGTCAGAGCGTGTTTTAATACGCTTCGCATTGAGCCTATTATGGTTTCGGGTTGGAATAGTGAAACTCTTTTCAATATTGAGGATAGAGAATATTCAGATAAGACATTTGGATTGAACTTTAATATATCATGTTGGAAAGATTACACCAATACAATCATTCAGAACCGGAATAAATTTGTCAATGCTTTAGGATTACAGGTAGCTATTGATGTTTGTGATTTGATTCTAAAAAGTACTAATTCAGATCGAGTAGAACGAATTTCAAAAGCAGCAGTTTTGTATGAATTAGATGGGATTGTAAGTAGCGATATGCCTAAGATAATGGGTTTAAAAGCTCGTTTGTCGGCAGAAGTAAAACGATTAAAGTCTAATTTTATAGAAACTGCTATAATAAGTAGAGGAACATTATGAGCAAAGGCATAGACATATCAATTGATCAACTGTTAGCCGATTTTATCACTTATCTATGGGTTGGAAAAGTCCGTAGTTTCTATGGTCGTATATTTCGGAATGAACGGTTTGATATTGGTAAAATATCGCCTGAAATTTGGATAACACCGGATAACTACATTGAAGTATTGAAAGATTATAAATACGATGCTCAATGTTTTTTTGATGTGCAACCGAATGAAACTGTAAATACCTACATTCATAGTTCTGACGTTTGGCTTTGCTTTATGGTTAATTTAAAAAAGATTTATCCTTTATTGACCAGAACAGAGGCAACTGAACGAATCCAAACAGACGTTGAACAATTGTTGATTAACAGTAATTTTACGATAACTGGTATGGTTCGTGGCTATGAAGGTTTCAAAGGTTATGACTTCGGAAGTAATCCACAGGCTAAAGCTGATATGTCTCCTCATTATCTATTTCGTTTCAATTTGAAAAGTACTTATATAAATTCTAATTGTAATTAAAAAAGAAAAATATGGCAACTTGCACAAGTGTATCCCCAAACGTGGGAACTTTTTATGGTTTAAAAAATAGCGGATTAGGCTCGCCTATCGGAATTATCCTGACTAAAAAGGGATACACAATGACGGCTGCTAATTTCGCTTTGCTTGCTCAGCACATTGTAGGTGTGAAAGCAAAAAATGAATTTCCGGTTAAGATCAAAGATTTTGCCGATAATTCAACTGATCCTACTTACTTTGACTTTCCGGATGAAACAAGGGAAGTAACAAGGCAAGGCAAATATCGTTTCTCTGTTTCGGCTTTGGTTAATCCATGTCTGAAAAAAGAGTTGATGAAGTTTAGAAACTATACCGGAGAGATTTGGTTTGTGTACGACAATAACGTGATCTTAGGCACTTCAAACGACTCGGGTATAACCGTAAAAGGTTTGACTGTTTCAATGCTGAACGTTGAAAAGATGAAAATGCCAATGGCAGACGGTTCTATTGCTCCTATGGTTAATATCGTTATTGATCTGGATGATGAAAAAGAACTTTCATTGTATTCTTATCAAGCTGAAATGACTTGGAATGTTCGTACTTTAGACGGCTTAACTCCGGTAACTATTGATCAATTTGGCGCAGCTTCTGCAACTTCGGTTATTGTAGATGTATTTTCTGATTGTGATGGAGGTTGTGAACTTCCAATTACCGATTTGGTAACCGCTGATTTCGCTATATCGGGAGCAGGAACTATCACAGTAGTTGCAGAAAGTGCGACAATTGACGGTAGGTATACAATTACTACTGTTGGCGCAACTAGTGCTACTGTGATTAATTTGGTTGATCCGACATTAGTTAGCTTAACAGCGTTTCCGGTTATTTGTACTGTTCCGGCTACTATTACAGTAACCTAATAGTATTTCATACTTAATTTTAAAAGGGAGACTAAAATAGTTTCCCTTTTTTCATTGAAAATAATTGTAAAATAAATTTATTAAATTTGGGCTATGAATAGTTTACTTGACATGGCTAATAAACTTAAAAGTATTGATCTAGAATTGATTCTTGATCATACACTTGAACCTTTATTACCTGAAATGGTGAACATGAATAAGAGTCAGATATGGGATGGTAAAACTAAAAATAATACAGACATTCATCCTTTCTATTCAGAAGATCCATTTTTCAAGTCAGCCAAACAAGCTCAGGCATACAAGAATTGGAAACAACGAATAACACCAAATACTGACCGTAATCCTGACGCTCCCAACCTTTATATTAATGGATATTATCATTCGTTAATTAAAGGCGCAATACTTGATAATATTATTGAATTAGATGCCGATGGGTTTGGGCGTGGTTTTGATTCAAAGTATAAAGATATTTACGGACTGACCGAAGAACATTTAAACATTATCAGAAATAAAGTTTTGCCACAAATGACAGAACGAATTAGAGTTAATTTAGGAATAACTTAAAAATAAATATCATGGGATGCGCTTGTACTGATAAAAAGAAATTAGACTTTAACTACGTTAGACGTTTAGCCAATGCCGAGTCAATCACAAAACAGATTGATATTCAAATTTATTTCATAATTGGATATGATGGAAAAACAAAATACTATGACTATGAACCAACAAACGGAGGCAGAAAATTGCAAGTCGTTGAAGTTATACAATTTCAGCAACCTGAGAGCCTCAGTGTTTTACCAGATAATGAGCAGTCAGGACTTGACGCTGTTATCAAAGAAGAAATCATCAAACCTATTAAGCCAAAATCAGGAACTATTAAACGAAAGTTGGATAACAATTCAGGAGCAGTATTACCAATCGACTGACGAAGGTAAATTCAAATCGTTTCTTTCTGAACGGATATTTGAAGACAGTCAGGATCGGGAAATGATGATCATTGATTGCTGTTCTTTGATTATTGACTTTGAGAATAAATACGGGGTTAAAATAGCCGATTATACCGAAGCGTTGAGTAAAATAGGTATATCAGGTAGCTTTGAGCAGATAGTTAGCCAGATCAAGCAAAAACGAATGAAATATCGATTTCTAAAGGCTAACAAAGAAAAGCAAAACAACGAAACGGCAAAGAATGACTTTTACGACTTGATCGCAATAGCTAGTAAAACATTAGGCTATCATATACCTAGTGATATTTTACTAATTGAGTGGTGCGGAATTTTAAACACTTTAAAACGAATGTCAGATGGCAGGGGCAATAAAAAAGACTGAAATAGTTGAAGCTGACTTAGGTCAATTATCAGATGATTTACACAAAGTAGGTGAATCAATTGCTTTTATTATAAGTGAATCTGCTAAGGTAAAACCAATAACAGGATTGTCTGATTTGGCTAAAATAACTAAAGAAACTGCCGAAAATGCAAAAAATTTAGCTATTCAACAAAAGGCAGTATTAGACATTGAAACTAAAGTTGTTGCGCTGATTGAAAAAGAGGCAAAAGCAAGAGAAGCTGAATCAAAAGCAGCAATAAAATCAGCACAAGAAAAAACTCAGGCTATAATTAATGAAGAAAAAGCTATTCAGGCTAAAATTAAGACTGATAAAGATTTATTATCACTTGAAAAACAGCAAGAACAGCAAAAGTTAAGAAATGCTAAAGCCATTAAAGCAGAAGAAGGATCATACGATCAGCTTAATGCAACTTTAAATCAAACGATTAGAGAATATAAAGCATTATCACAAGCCGATAGGGAAAACGCTGCTATTGGTGGCGAAATGATCAAAAATATAGCCGCCCAGGATGCACAATTAAAGCAACTTGATGCAACAATGGGAAGGAATCAGCGAAATGTAGGAAACTATAAAAATGGATTTAATGGATTGAATTTTTCTGTAATGCAAATTGGAAGAGAGTTGCCTTCTTTAGCATACGGGTTTAATGTGTTTGTAGGAGCAATATCTAATAACCTTCCAATGGTTACTGATGAAATTAAGAGAGCTAAAGATGAGCTTGAAGCATTAAGGATTAAAGGAGAAAAAGGTATTCCAATTTGGAAACAGTTAGCAGGAGCAATATTTTCATGGCAGACTGCAATGGTTGTTGGAATTACTGTTATGACTATGTATGGTCGTGAAATTGGTAGTTTTATATCTAAATTATTTAATGGTAAAGATGCTATTGATGAAATGAGAAAAGCTCAAGAAAGTCTAAATAAAATTAAGGCAGAAGGGCGTGGAGAAGCTCAATCAGAATTAACAAGACTTAGTTTACTTTGGGGTGCATTAAAGGACGTAAATACATCAGCAGAAACAAGAAATAAAATATATAAAGAATTACAAGAAAAATATCCTAATTATTTTAAAAATATTGATGATGAATCAATGAAAATTAGAAATGTAGAAAAAGGATATTATCAATTAAGAGATGCAATAATAGCAACGGCACAATCTAGGGTTTATGCTGAAACAATAGCAAAAAATAAAAGCATTATCGAAACTGATTTAAAACTAAAATTGGATGAAGCAACAACCGCAGTATCAGATTATTACAATGAAAATAAAGACTTAATTAATAGGGATACTAAATTACAACAACAAGTTCAGGGACTAGGTGCTGCAAATACTCACGCTTTAATAGTAAAACAGAGATATGATAATTTAATAAAAATTCAAAATGATGCTAAAAAAGAGATATTGAAAAAAGAAGCTGAAAATTTTAGGCTTATGAATATGGTTGATGTTGAAGCGTTAACAAATGATTTCGGAGCGGCTAAATTAAAAGAAAAAAAGCAAAAAGAAAAAATAGGATTAACAATCGGACAACTTAAAAAAGAATTTAACGAAGAAGATAAATTAAATGAGATTAGAAAAAAAGAAGTTGATCAATTTTTTAAGGATGAACAAAAAAGGCTAAAAGATAATTCATCAAGTCAGATTGAAATAGTTCGTGAACAAATTGATCTTGAAATTATGGCACTTCAAGAGGCTTCACTTGAAAAAGTAAAGCTTGCAAAAGGAAATAAAGATGAGATTGAAAAGATTCAATATGAATTAAATCAATCAATTATTAAGATGGAATATGATAAACTTGATACGTTGGCTAAATCAGGTGAAATCATTGGAAAGGATTATTTGAATGTTTTAGATCGTATGCGTGGTTTAAATATTACACATAATAAAAATGAAATTAATGAAACTACTAAAACTGAGGAAGAAAAGAAGCAAATAAGACGTGAAACAATGCAAGCTACTTCGGAATTGCTTAGTCAAGGTCTAGCCTTTAGTCAGCAAATATATGCAGCACAAGCAACCAGAGCGCAAGAAACTTACGACGCTGAAATGAACGCAGCCGGAGACAGCTTAGAGGCTCAGACATTGGCTAAACGTAAATTCGAGGCAGAAGATAAGAAGATCAAACAAAAACAGGCTATTGCAAGTAAATTACAAGCCGTTTTAGATGCTTCTTTGGCTTTGGCTTTAGCGATTGCTACAACATGGAAGAATCCATTTTTAGCAGCTTTAAATATCGGAGCAGCTACTTTAGGTTTAGGAATGGCTTTGGCTACTCCTATCCCTCAATTTGCAGAAGGAACCGATTTTGCACCAAGTTCGTTTATAGCTGGTGAAGAAGGTAGCGAGTTGATTAAAACTAAATCAGGGAAAATGATTTTAACCCCGAATAAAGCGACTTTATTTTCTGATAATAACTTGATAGGCTCAACTGTATTTCCACACGATCAAACGCAGAGAATGTTAGCGAATATGGCATTTAATCAGGTTCGTGAAGTTGTTGATATGAGAGAAACAAATAGTACATTGTTAGATATTTCAAAAAGCGTAAAGCGCAAAGATGAAAGATTTATAGATGCAAGTGGAAGATTAAATGTAAAAAGAGGAAATATTACTACAAAATATTAATGTAGAAATGTCCAAAGATATCCACCTGAAGTTTTTGTTTTTTTAACTAAACATCTATTTATAGCCTTATAGCTTATACCAGTAATATTATTAGCTTCTCTTGCATTTGAAAATGTAGTAATGTATGATCCATTTAAATTAAATTGGCATATAGGCTTACTTCTATTATGATCTTTGCCAAATTTACCTAACCATACTTTGGCGGCTTTGGGTTTCCTAAAATTCTAATTGAATGTAGTGTATTCTCTGAATAAGTACACCAATCTAAATTTGAAAGTAAATTATTTAATTTATTACCGTCGTTATGATTTACGCATCGTTTATTTTCTTTATTTGGAATAAAATTAATAGATACAATTCTATGTACTGATAATTGAGTAGGATTAGAATTCTTGCATAATCCCAATCTAAAATATCCTTTAACCTTTAATTTTATAAGTGTTACTCCTATTATATATTTTTCACTTAATCCCAATTTTACTGTTCTATCTATACTTTTAACATTACCAAAATTACTTACTTGATATAATCCTTCAAATCCAATTATATCTACCCAAATTTCAATATTATCTATACAGCATTGCAAAGCATATTCATAAAACTCTTGCCTAATTTTTCCGTTTTTATCTAATCTTTTAATTTCCATAGTTTTTAAATTAAAAACCCAATAAACAAATGGGTCAAGCACCTGAGTATTGGGTTTGCGAGTTTAGAACATAAACTCAATATCTTATTTGTAAATCTTGACCATTTACAATACAAATGTACAAAATTTGTATTAAATAAATTTATTACTTTTGATATAAATTAAATTTATTCCAATGTCAATAATCGCACAATTAAATCCTTTGCGTTTTTACGCTGATAAAAGATCAAGGCAATTCGAAAATACAGAAAATCAAAATAGATTAGTAGTCTATCCGATGTATTTAGATACGGTTTTAAAATGTAAAGTACCACAATTCAACGTTATAATCAACGAAGTACTTTCAACAGTTACAATGAAAGTATATGATTGTGATGGTGTCGAAATGGTATCTAGCATACCTTCATCATTAAGTTTTGGTACATATACTCAAATAATGTATACCGGAGGAATAATTATAAATGATCAAATAGGTAACTACGAAATAAAATTAACAATTAATGGAATTGATTATTGGTCTGATTATTTCGAATGGACAACTGATTTAGATGATAAACTTAAAATTACAGCCGAAAGTTCAAAGATTCGTTTAGGTACTTATGAATACGAATTAATTTATACGACTTATGAATTTTATTTAGCATTAAAGCCATTAAGTTCAAATACCTATCTGAAAGAAGAGGCAAACGAGACTTTAGCAATAACCGATATTAATTATGGAAGTTCGGCACTGTTAAGATCGTACAACGTACTTGCCAATGAGCCTATATTTATGTTTTTAAGAGCATTAAGGATACTTTCTTGTAATGGTTCAGTTGTATTCAATCATAAATTTATCGACTATCAGGCCGTTGATATTGTAACTGAAATCGAAAGCGATGTTATTAATGCTGATTTGATTAATGTTAAGATTGAATTTAAAGTGTTGGCTGAGTCAGTTTCTGTTTATAACGGCTAAAATAAATATCAAAAGAATTATTAAATTTGTGAAAAGCAAAATAAATGATTGATTACACTTTATCTATTGACGTTTCAGGAGGCAAAAATCCTAATGGATTCTTTGAAATTGGTGTAATTCAATTAGGTGAAATGAAATCTGAGCTAATAGACGGAAATATAAGGGTAGAAAGACGTGGTTTTGGAGACATTGAAGTCAGAAATGAGCCATATAAATACGCTAAACTAGGCAGTGACAGGTATAATCTTTACGACATTATTAGCTCAGTTTCGCCAAGTCAGGAAATCTGGTTAAAATTTACTTCTGTTTATGAAACTTTATACGCTTACTTTGGGATAATCGACTGCAAATTAGATGACGATCAAAAAAAGATAACCATTAAACCATATATTTTAGATCAATATACTGACTTATTAGAAAATCGTGAAACGGAGGTTAAGTTATTCGATGAAACGAACCAGATCGTTAACGGTGACTTTAAAGAAGGCACAGACTTAAATCCAACAGGATGGACAAAATTTGCAGGGACAATACTCGAAAAGGGATTTTTTCAAGATTCATCCTGTATTAAAATACCTATTCAATTTTTATTATCCGGTCAAAATGGAATAATTCAATCATTTTCAAATGCGTTATCAGGTAAACAAACTGCTTTTTCTTTTAATTGGGCATTGACAGGCAATAGTATATATAAAGAAAACCTAGAATTAAGAATAACATTAGAAGGCAATGTTAATGACTATAATTTGACAAGCGAAGGTAAATGGATTCCTTTTGATTCAGACCAAAGAATATTTTATAGTAATCAAACTATCGCTATTCCTGAATCATCTGCGCAATATAAAAGATTTAGTTTAGTTGGAGAAGCTTCGCCTGAATCTGGAATTATAAAAATTGTATTTTATCACTATTCAACTTGGTTTATAACAGAATCAGACATTACGAATTTAATTTTAACAAATGTTATTGCTTCAACTTCATCAATCGAACTAAAAACAATCAAAATTCAATTGAGCGATGAGAAGTTAGTAACCAAAAACGAAGATGCAAAGGAAATAATCTGGTCAAAGCGAAAACCAAAAGCTAATTTTTACAGTACTAAATTAAACTATCAACAGTCTTTAGATTCGTTCTTTGATGGTAATGGAAAACCTATTCAGGGTAATTTAGTAATGTCTGATGACAATGGAATAACCATAAATGATGTTATCAATTTCTTTAAAGAGCCAATAAGCAAATCGTACAAATACGAACTTTCAGCAATAACTATTTTTAAGTGTGAATATATAGCGACTAAAAAAAGACGGTTTAGAGCTATTTGTGAGTTTAGCAGGGAGGAAATATATTACACGAAAATAAGTGATGGTAATGGTGGTTATTTGCCACCTGAAACGGATGCCGGATGGATTAATACATTCACAAACGAGCCTAGTAACAGCAATAGATATCTTTGGGTTAGAACCCCTTTTAATGGTATTGAATTGCCGTGGTCAAAAAGTGCAATTGACATTGGAGATTGGCGGACTTATTACAATACATTTGGTTATTACGACAGCGTTAAATCAGTAAAGCAATATCCGGTTTCAGTTGAAAATTCAGTTGAAATAGTTAACGCTATTGATTTAAGAGAAGTATTTACAAAAGTTTATCGGGAAACTCATATTTCATTGCGTGGTAAAAGTGTTTATTCAAACTTTCTTTGGAATGATGCTTTATCAGTTCAGGAAATAGAAGACGTATATTTAAACAACAACACGGAAACAAACTACGCTTCAATGACCGATAGTACGTCAGACGTTGAGCCTAAAAATGAACTGAATAAGATTTTAGCCGTTCATACTTACGAATTTTCAACAGATCCAACAACCGACAAAGAAAAAACAGTCCTAAAAATATCGTTTAATGATTTAATGTCTGATTTCTTGGCTCATTTCCCTCAATGTTATTGGTTTATTGACACAAATAAAGATTTACATATCGAACACGTTAAATATTTTGACAGAATTAACAAAGCTAAAGATTTAACCGTTGCTCAGTATTATTATATTCGGGAATATCAATCGTGGGAATACATCAAAGAAAAACTATTCTCTTTAGAAAACTATGAGTTTAAAAATTCAGGCAATATAGACTTTATTTCATCTAAGGTTACATTTGATAAGATCACAACGAACAAACGCGGACAGGACACTAAAAACGACATTACAGGCAAAGTATTAAGTACTGACGTTGCTTTCTGTTTGGAAAACCGCAACTCTTTGGATAATGGCATAGTCTTAATGATTTACGACACGGTTGATGACGAAAATATTTGTCGTAAAGGTATGGGATGTAATACCAGAAACACCATCCTAAACGGAGATTTAAGTATAGCCTCATTATTGGTTAAGTATGCCACTTATGAAGGAACTTGGCAGCAAGGACAAATAGACGGCAAAGGATTCTGGAATAATCAAGATGGGGTTTATAAATATTACACGACTAAACATGTCAGAGAAGCCGAAGAAATAACCATTAAAGGCATTTTTTTGGATAAAATTATTTTCACTAATTTAGGGCTTGGAATCGTAGCACAACGAAAAGTTGATTATGAAAACGAAGTGACTAAATTAGTAGCTGTTTATAGATATTCTGATCCGTTCCCGATTTACGGTTCAGGCAAAGATGAACCAATAATATAAATGATATGGCACTCAACGCACAACGAATTATAGATGCTCTGTTTTTTAATCAGGAAACAGACCCGACACCGATAAATGAATGTTATATACTTTTAGATCATCCATCGTGGGATGAACCTAGAAAAATACTTTATCCGTTATCTGTTAGCGAATCAGGTGCCTTGCTTGGTGGTGATTTGATTACTTCATCTGGTTGGACGTTTGTAGGTTGGACAGGGAACGAATCTATTGGATGGACACATAACACCGGAAATACAAGCGTATTGAGCAATGTTTTATCTGCTATTTCAGGTAGTACGTATCAGGTAGTATTAACTGTTTCAGGTAGAACGGCTGGTTCTTTTGTTGCTGCTTTTGGTGGTGATACTTCCCCTGCTTTAATTTCATCTGTTAATTATTCGCTAACGGCTACAAGTAACGGAAATTTAACCATTACACCTACGTCAGATTTTGACGGTACAATTTTAATTTCAATTAAAGAAGTCGTTTGGGAATTTACAGAACAGGAAATACTTGATTTATTGGGTATTGCTTCGATATATAGTCAAGCTGAAACAGATGCCTTATTAGCTGCAAAAGTTGATATTGAAGCTGGGAAATCATTATTAGCTGATACCGAAATTGCAAGGATATTAACGATAAAATCAAATCCGTATCAAATTAATATGCCAGCCGGAAACATTACAACTAAAGTAGCCGGAGCAACATTTTTACCTTTAGGATGGGCAACTATTGCGCAAAGTGGCGATTATGATGCGGTTGTTACTCATGTTTTAACAGGTCGAAAAGTTGGATTTGTCAACGTATTTGAGATTGACGGCTCAGACGAAAGACTTTTATCTTTTGATAAAGGAACGGCATACACCGGAATAGTAGGAAATGGATTAACTATTAAATTGGAAGGTTTAGCACCTACGACATTACCTATACGAATTGAATTTATAATTGACTAATTTAAGTTTTTTATTAAAATCCTAAATAAGAAATGAAAGAACTATTTTTAATTGATTCACTTTTCGATATTAAAACTGTTTTTGGCAGTTTAGAAATACTTGATAACTCAGAACCATTTAATCAAATACAAATTGTTAAGTTTGCTAAAATTGTGAATAATTACATTAAAATGACTAAAATATTAAATGACTGATTTAATTAAACATAATCCTTTAGTAGCTTGGTTCACTTTGGCTGATTCATTAGTTCAGCTAACTAGGGAAACTATTGATAATCCGGCAACGTTCAGAATAACCGTAAAACCTATTGATACAAACAATATCGGACAAGGACAAAAGGCAATCGGCTATACTTTTACTGATTGGGTAGGAACACCTTATAAAATAATCGCAGTTGACACAAATACAATCGACGTAGAAGATGTATTTCGTGTTGGCTGTCCGGTACGTGGAAAAGTTGGAATAGTTCATAAATCAGCTTATAAAGGCTTTTCAATTCACTTGCCTAGTGAATTACTTTGTCGTTTACACCAAACCGCAGCAAGCAACAATAATAAGTTCGCTATGTCAATTTTATGGCAGAATGACCCTAATGGTAGGCGAATACCTTTTACAAATATTTTACAGCCTGAAATATCAGATTATAGGGTTGCTTTGGTTGATGAGGATGGAGTAACGTTTAATCCAATGGAAGACTACGGACAAAATCCGCAATTTGATATTTTTCAAATATTAGAAGATGGTAATTATTCTCAAGTATTTTTAGGAATGAATATAACTAGAAATGGAATTGACGGTTTAATTGACTCAGTTTTATTTTCAGGAACAGGTGAATTGATAACAGGATATATCTTAATAAAGAACTAAATATGAAAAAGTTACTTACTATATTTTTAATATTATTTGCCTTTATCATAAAAGCTCAAGATGTTTCGCCTTTACCATCAATTACGGTTAAGAAACTCATTGCACCGAATACGCCTGTGTTTTATTATAATACTTTAGATAGCGTAATGTGGGTATTTAAAGGGGAAACTGGATGGTATCGGTTTGCGTCATTGAGAGATATTAAAATGAGATATGCTAAAAACGGATTACATTTATCGGGTGATACTGTAAAATTAGGAGGGCTACTAACAGAAGACACAACCATAGGAACAGAGGGTAATTGGGCGGATAAAGAAGGTAAATATATAAAATTTACAAACGACGGTACTTTTAATGTGCTTGGTGATGGAATCATTGAACCATCGGACGGTAATGGGTATATATCAATAACAAAAGATGATAAGATAATTGACAATGGTAGCGGAAAGACAGCTTCACGAAATATCTATGCAGATACGTCCGATTCTGATGGAAATGTTTGGACGGCTTTTGACGAAACAAAGGTTTATTCTCCTTCCGATGGATATAATATTAACGATGCAGATGTACGAAAGCGTATTGGAATAATAAATGACCCTGTTTCTGGTAATTTCATAGAATATTCTCTTGAATTTGGTAAGTATGTTGGCAATGTAGGCACAGATCCGTGGTTTGGTAAGATTACCGTCAGTAAGGGTTCTGATACAAATGATATTTCCTTTCCAATACCAATACCCAGTATTGGGTGGAATCAACAAATACTACCGATTTCAGTAAATGGAAACTACGCAGATACATACGGGAATATTGACATATCAGGAATAATACCATCAACTTCAAGTACTACAGCTTGGGATGCTGCATACAATAATCAAATAACTGCCATTAATGTTTCAGGTACTACTTTAAAGACAATAACCTTAACCCAGCTTTCAGGAGGCACAAAGACTGCTACTTTTACAGACTTAACCGGAGGCACCGGAAGTACTACATTCTCACAGGCGTATCTTAACGAAGCTGATATAACAGGCTCAACTATTACAGTAAACTATCCAACTTCGTTTCCTCATGTTAACTATGCCTTAAATCTACGTGCGTGGTATGTAAATGAGATTGACGGCAAACAAGTACAGATTGCTCATGCCATTTACGATTTTACAAAGTCAGTTTCAGGATTCAGCTTTAAAGTTGATACTATTGCAGGGAGGTACTCATACTTTGCATCCGATACAACAATGGTATTAAATTCAGGAGAGTTTAGAACTAAAATAGTCAATGAAGTACCAACAGGATTAATTAATAGCTCAAATACGGCTTATTCACTTAAATATGTGCCAAATCTAAACACACAACAATTATACCTTAACGGCGTTAGATTAGCTCCTACTTTAGACTATTCAATCACAGCGAATAATATAACAATGAATAGCCCACCAATTACGGGGTTCACTCTATTGGCTGATTATTCAATAGGTACAGTTATTACGAATGAATATTATAATGAAGTGCCAAGCGGAACAATTAACGGAATAAATACTATTTTTACACTATTACATTCAGTTTCTGGAACCGACATTGAATTATTTATGAATGGAGCGAGACAACAACTAGGAATAGACTTTACGGTTTCAGGAACCGACATTACATTTTTAATCGCACCATTGACGGGTTATACATTATTAGCTGATTATAAAAATTAGATATGAAAAAGATAAAATTACTCATTTTGTTATTGTTTGTTTCGGTTATAGTATTCGGACAAACAAGGGTAGCAACAGAACAATTAAAAGTTTATACCTTACCAGTAGATGGAAAGTATTTAAAGGTTAATACTGACGGCTCAATAACTCAGGATAACCCCAACGCAACTGATACAACTAAAGTTCCTTATATCGGAGCAACAAAGCACGTTGATTTAGATACAA